AGTTAGAGCACAATGCCAGCATCATCATACAGATTTGTCTCTCCAGGTGTTTTTATCAATGAAATCGATCAATCACAATTAACTGCAATTTCTAATCAAACAGGACCAACAGTAATTGGACGCTTTCAAAAAGGTCCAACAATGCGTCCAGTTTACATTAACTCAGTATCAGATTTATTAGAAATTTTTGGTAATCCTATCCCTGGTGGTTCTGGACAAGATGTGTGGAGAGATGGTAATAGTATTGGTCCAACTTATGCTGCATTTGCTGCCCAAGCTTGGTTAAGAAATACACCAGCACTAAACGTAATAAGACTTGTTGGTAAACATCATTCCAATAACGATAATTCTACAAAAGCAAAAGCAGGTTGGGATCTTGGTAGCAACACTTATCAAGCTTCTGATACTTCTGCTGGTGCGTATGGCTTATTCTTAATTCCATCTGCTTCTTCAGCAACAACACCAGTAACTGGTACATTAGCTGCTGTATTTTACGCTACCGAAGCTTCTGTTTATTTATCAGGTGCATTAGCTGGCAATTTAACAACACAAGTTACAGGAACAAACGTACTTGTTAAATCTGTAGGTTCTTATGCAGAATTTACTTTAGTAATAACTGACGCAACTGGAAGTTACAAAACTAATTTTAATCTTAATAGCGATTCTAACAAATACATTAGAACTGTTTTCAACACAAACCCAATTTTAACAAATGGTGAAATTACTTCTCCTTCTAATGTTGAAAAATATTGGTTAGGTGAATCTTACGAAAGAAGCGTAGAAGAAATATTTTCTAAGAGTGGATTTTCCAGTTGGACCGCATCTGATAGCGTTTATGGCTTTATTGCACCGTTGAAATCTGGCACCGTAGCTTTAGATAAACACAGATCACAATCAAGACCAGCAAAGACAGGATGGGTAATTGCTCAAGATTTATCAACCACTACTGGTTCTTTTTCAGCACAAGCACAAGAAAAACTGTTCAGAATAGTTGCATTAGATAGCGGTGAGTATGAACAAAAGAATTACAAAATCTCTATTAGCGACATTGCACCACCAGCTACTGATTTTGATGATTATGGTACATTTACCGTTGAAGTAAGAGTAGCTTCTGATACTGACAACAACAAACAAGTACTTGAAGTTTTTAACAACTTAAACTTAAATCCAGCATCTGAAAACTACATCGGTAAACAAATTGGTGATTCATATGTAGAGTGGAGTGATACAGAAAAAGTACTAAAACAATACGGTAACTACAATAACAGATCCTCTCTTATTCGTGTAGAAGTAGATGCAGATTTGGATAATGGTTTATTAGACCCAACCTACTTACCATTTGGTTTCTTTGGTCCCCCAAGATTCAAGAGATTCCAACTTTCTTCATCTATCAATGGTGTACCAACATCATCACTTCCAGTTACTCCAGTATCTTATTCCGCAGCAAGAGCTTATGACTCAAGTAAATTTCTTGTTTCATCTGCTTCAGTAACAGCTTCAATAGTATTCCCATCGATACCATTAAGAAATGCAGCTTATGATGGTGGCTTGACAAATGTTACTGATGCTTACTTTGGTATCTCGGTTGGAGAAATCACAGCAACTACAACTTTTGATAGAACTTATTACGATTTAACAAGAGCAGTATCAAGTGATGTTGGCGAAAATTATGATTGGTACAATGAAGCTTATGGTGAACCATCTTTTGTGTTTACGCTTGATGATGTATCTGGAAGTGGTGCAAACGAAGGATACATTTATGTATCTGGCTCAAGAGCAGCAGGTACATCAATAACAGCAGTTAGTGTAAACATAACTGGCTCTGATGCTGGTTACAGATCGATCCTTAATGATGATTACAACAGATTCACTATGCCACTTTACAATGGTTTCGACGGATTTGACGTAACAGAATCAGAACCATTAAGAAACTCTTTTATGGAAGATGCATCAACTACAGAATTAAATAATTATGTTTATTACACATACAACAGAGCTATTAATACTGTAGCAGATCCAGAAACACTAGTAACTGACATAATTGCTATTCCAGGTCTTACAAATTCTAACTTAACAACTAAGCTAATCAGAACCTGTGAAAGCAGAGCAGATGCCTTAGCAGTTATTGACTTACCAGAAGTCTACAAACCAGAAGGCGAAGGCTATGTAAGCAACAATGCTAATAGATTCCAAGGTACTGCAAAAGGTGTTGTAGCAGATCTTAAAGCTAGATCACTAAATAGCAGCTACGGTGCCACTTATTATCCTTGGGTTCAAATCAATCCAGCTACAGAAGGCGGTAGTTCCTTACTGTGGGTTCCTCCTTCAGTAGTGGCTCTTGGTGCTATGTCTTACGGTCAAGCAACACAAGAACTTTGGTTTGCTCCAGCAGGATTTACTAGAGGTGGTTTAAGTGAAGGTAGAGCAGGCGTTGCAGTAACTAGAGTATCACATCGTTTAACTTCAAAAGATCGTGACACTCTTTATGAAGGCAACATTAATCCAATCGCACAATTTCCAGCAGAAGGTATTGTAATCTTTGGACAAAAAACTCTTCAAGTTACACCATCTGCTCTTGATAGAATAAACGTTAGAAGAATGTTAATTTACGTAAAGAGAGAAGTCTCAAGAATAGCTGCAACACTTCTATTTGATCAAAACGTAGATGCTACTTGGGCAAGATTTACTGGTCAAGTAAATCCATTCCTAGCAAGTATCAAATCTAGATTAGGTTTAACTGATTACAAAGTAATTCTTGATAATACTACAACAACACCAGACTTAGTAGATAGAAACATTCTTTATGCCAAAGTATTCTTGAAGCCAGCAAGAGCTATTGAATTTATTGCTATCGATTTCACAATTACTGATAGTGGCGCATCATTTGCAGATTAATAACTAATTAATAAATAAAGGTTGGAGGAATAAATAAATGGCATTCTGGAACGAAGCATCATTAGAACCAAAAAGAAAGTTTAAGTTTCTTATTAGATTTGGAAATGCGTCATTAGCTCTACCAAGTTTTATCGCTAAAAAATGTGATAAACCTTCATTTGATATTACAGAAACTAAGCACGACTTTCTAGGTCACGCTTATTACTATCCAGGTAGAGTAAATTGGAAAGAAGTAACCGCTACTGTAATAGATCCAGCAGGAAGCGGTGGAATAGGTGATAGTGCTTTTGAAACCTTAAAAGCCCCTTCAACAGATGTTGCTAGTGCTGCTTATCAAGTATTGTTGGCTGCTGGTTATCAATCACCAGTAAACGCCGCTACAGCAATTGGTGGTACTGCTTCTGGTGCTGCTTTAAGAACTATGAGCAAAGGTGCTGCTACAACTCAATTCGACCAAATAGAGATTGTTCAAATTAATCACGTTGGTACTCCTCTTGAAACTTGGGTTCTTAATAATGCTTGGATTAAATCAATAAACTTTGGTAATCTTGATTATTCTTCCGACGACATAAATGAAATAACATTTACATTCCGTTATGATTGGGCAGATTTAAGAGCAATTGCATTTGCATCTGAAGGCGTAGACTAATCTAACAATTGGTGATTAATGTTCTGGGATAAGGGAAAAAATAGAAAATCAGAACCAAATCTAAAATCTAGGTTTGTTGTACAATTTGGTGATCCATTTGATAGATTAATTTACTTAGTTAAGACAATTGATCTTCCATCCCTCAACATAGATTTTGAAAGAGCCCACGCAAATGAATATGTTCATTATTTTCAAAATGGTCAAATAAATTGGGAGCCAATAAACATAACTCTATTTGACTACAGAGGCAAAGAAGAAGGTGATGAAAAAGATGATAGAATTTTAAATTTAAGACAAGAATTGATGAAATTTTTTTCTTCTAATTTAATTGAAAATGATAATAGAACTAGAGTTATTGAACAACCAGTATTTTGCCAAAGCATAAAAATTATTCCAATTACTCAAATAACTAAAGGCAGTTATCCAGCAGTATCTAATATTACGCAAGTTTTACCTGGTAATCAAACTTATGCTACAAATACCGATCCAAGAC